AGAACTAATCCCAGGACTACTCCCAGGACTACTACTATTTCTTAATAATTTACAAATACTACCTCCTCTACTATTTCTTATACTACCTCCTCTATGTTTTTTTTGTTTTCTTTTCTTTAATGTTTTATTTTTCTTATTACTTTTGTTTTTATTACTTTTATTATTTTTTTTATAACTTAATTTTTTAGTATTATTATATTTTTTATATTTTTTAATCATAATTATTATTTATAAATGTTTTATAGTATTATGTATTTATATATATTATAATAAGAAAATAAATAAACTATATAAACATAAAAATATAAAACATAAAACATAAAATAGCAATACTAAAATTTATTTACATTTTAATAGTATCATACCTCTGTATTATCATAATCTAAATTAAGTGCTCCAATATTAATTAAACCATCATTATCAGCATCATCTTCCTCTTCCTCTTCTTCTTGATATGGTTTAACAGGATGAAATCCATTTAACATATATGGCACTTGCATATCTTTTAATTTTTTCTTATTATTTTTAATACTTTCTATAATATGTTTAGGTATATCAGCACTAATTTCTTTTAATCTTTGATATTCTGGTATTATTAAAGCAACAAAATCTTTTATACTATCTCTAGCAATTCTTTTTTTATTCAGTTGAAATTTAATAGTAGAATGAAACTTTTCCCAAGATAAATAAGACATTCTATGATTTTCACTTAATTGACTGACTTGTAAAAATTGTGCTACTGATGAAATAATAGATGTAAAAATACTCACACCACCAACTCCTAAAATAATATATTCTGAATAGGCGGGGAAATTAGCACTAATAAAATTACCAGTTCCTGATAAAGCACTAAGAATAATAATTGGCAATTGAAATTTTATATTTTTAATTGTAAAATGTTCTTGTGCCTTTTTATGTAGATAAGCGTTAATTTGTGCTTCATCACCCATTTCACTTAATATTTTTTCAATGGCATCATCCCACGTTAAATTTTTAGTTGTTTCTATTGATGCTAAATCCATTATATTTATTATAATTTTATATTATTTATAATCTAATATTAATACTTATACTATAAATATAATAAGGTTATTTTTATAAAAATAATTAAAAATAAAAAATAATTAAAAATAATTAAAAATAATTAAAAATAATTAAAAATAATTAAAAATAATTAAAAATAATTAAAAATAATTAAAAATAATTAAAAATAATTAAAAAATAATTAAAAAATAAATTTTAAAATAATTACATTGTCATAGCATACATATCTTGAAATACATCACTATAAATATCCATTGTATGAGTTTCTCTATTATCTACAAACTTACTTTTTAATGTTTCTGTTTCATTTGAAATATCATTACTGAATAATGGATTATCTATCCATTGTTTATGATGAGGAGCAATAGTAGAATATTTTTTATACTCAAATGTTTTTTTATTTTTACAATTATCATATAAATCTTTTACTTTATTACTTCCATTTATAGACATAGGGACAGCAAAATCATTATATCTTTTATGTTTTGTTTCATTATATAATTTAACATCATTATTATCATTAAGTATATATTTAGTAGTATTACTAGAATTAATTTTAGAATTGCTAGACTGATTAGTAGTATTGCTAGAATGATTATTAGTATTATTTATAAATTCATAATTATTATCTGTATAATGTAAAGCATCTTTTTTAAAATCATTATAAAAATGATTATATTCTATTTTATGTGTATAGCCATCTTTAGGGTGCTTTACTAATTCTGTTTTATAAGGTTCAACTCTGGATAATGTAGTATTATCACTAAAATAATCTGTATATGATGTTGGTGTCATAGGGCAGTGAGGTGGTAATAAATGCATTTTATTTATATCTTCATTTATAATATTATTATTATTATAATTATTATTATTTAGTATAAAATTATCATTCTCCAGAGTAGTATTAGTAAATTTATCTCTTTTTTGATTAGGTTTAGTATTAATTTTATACATTTTAGTCTATATTATTAACATATATTAATTAACATATATTAACTTAACATTAAAAAATCAAAATTAAAATAAGTAATTACAATAATATACTTTACAGTTCTAAAAAATATTTACCATCCAGACATATATATAACATAATACCAATCATATATAAAATATAACTATAAACATAATCATTAGAATTTTTAACAAATATAAATGATTTACGTAATGGATATTGAATACATATAAATAATATCAAAATACAAGTATTAATAAGTATGTATTGATATATTTTTCTGCGTGTATCACTAATATTTTTATCTTCAATAAAACTTTTAATAGTTTTATTATTTTCTAACTTTTCTAATAATATATTTGTTAATTGAATAACTACTGCACCAACAGCACAATATTTTAAGAAACTAATACCAAAAAAACGACCACCATGAAATACATAGCGTTGTGCTACATAAGCAATAATATAACTAAAAAGAACACTAATTAATAATGTATTTTTAACGCTAGTATTTATATAAAGAAGAAATATTTTTAAACTTTCTGTTAATCCTCCTGTAATTGTAGAAATACCAAATGATTTTAATGCTAAACTTTCAATCATTTGTTTATGTTTATTTATATTATACTTATATATTATTAATATTCTACTTATATATTATTAATATTCTACTTAAAAATAATAAATTTAAAATAAAAAAAAATACTATAAAAAATATTCTATTATTTAAAAAAAACTATACTCTATGATTTGTTTAATAAAATAGGGATTTGGGCGTGCTTGTCTTCTATATTTAGTTATATACTTTATTAATTCTTTTATAAAATGTTGTCCTGCTTCAATTTTCATTTTTTTCACTATTTGATTAAGTTCATTAACATCTTTATAATATGTAGTTGTATCAAAATCAATACTTGTATTATTATCATTATTTTTTTTATAAATTGTAATTTCTTTTTTTAATTTATTATATGTATCAATTAATTCATCAACATCAGAAAGCATTTTTTCTTTTTTATAAAGATTAAAACTTTTTTCTTTATCATTAAATTGTGGCATAGTATTATTATTTGTATTTATACTTTCATAATCATTGTTATTAATGACATTATTATTATTATTATTATTATTATTATTTACACCATCAAAGTTGAATTTTTTTATATTATCTTTAATAAATTTATTATATTCGATTGAATTATAAATATCATTATTATTTTCTAAATTTAATGATTTTTTATGAAATCTTTCCTGCATAATATAAATTAAAAAAGAAAGAAATAATGTAATACTGCGAGAACGACCTCCCATACAATGTATTAATAGTTTACCTCCTTGACTTAAACATGCATCAATAAATTCATTGCTAATTTCAAAATATTGAGTTATATCTTGTGATTCATCATCATAGGCTTCAATATGTAAATACTTAAATTTATCTTCAAATGGTGGGTTAAATGTTGGAATCGCACTAATAATATGTGTAATACCTAATGTTTTTAATAAATCATAATTTGTAGATGTGCTATAATTACCTATGTAAATATTAGGATAGACTAAATTAAAATCGTCTGTATCAGATAAATTAATGTAATTATTTTCTAATAATGTGCGTCCATAAATATAAATATCATCTATAAAATGTAAAATATCATAAATAATACCACCTGGTTCATCATTAAAATCTACAAAATTAGTTTCATCTGTATTAGGTTCGTCTGTATTAGTTTCATCATTTTTATCATTTTTATCATTTTTATCATTTTTATCATTTTCATCATTTTCATCATTTTCATTATCAACTAACTCTTTTTTCTGTATATGTATAAATTCTTCTTCTGGTGTTAAAGATACATCTTTGTATTTATTAAACTCCATTGTTAAACTAATTATAATAGTTAATTTATTTATATTTATTTATATTTATTGTTTTAAAAATAATTAAAATACGAATTAATAACTATAATTATTTATTATTTATTATTTAGTCTTTATATTAGAATAATTAATTTATATGTTATATATATATATATACTTTATATACTTATGCGATTAAATATATAATAATTAATCTACAATAATGATTAGACATAGACACAATAAAAACAAATTAATACAACCGCTTTCTAGCAATACTAAAAAATTATTAAAAAAAATAAAAATAAGTATGACTAAGAAACAAAATAGAGAAACAATAGATAATTATAAAATACCATCACTATTATCAAAATCATTTAAACATAAAAAATCAAACTACAAAGAAATAAAAGAAAATCATAAACTAAAAGACATTGAAAAAAAAGAAGAGAGTAAGCATACTAAAGATACATATATTTCTAAATTAGTAGATTTATATTATGATAATGATACTGTTTCTAAACAATATTTAGATACAGCACATAAAAAAATACATATATTACCACATCAAAGACGCGTCATTGTATTTGGTGATGTTCATGGAGATCTAGAAGCGACACTTGACTGTTTTATTATTGCTAAATGTATAAAAAAAATAGACTTGCCTAAAGATAAATCAGTAAAAAATATGAATTCTTTTTTTAAAAAACTTAAGTGGATTGGTGGAGATACTTATGTAGTTCAATTAGGAGACCAAATTGATAGAGTAAGACCACAAAAATGGGATCATAATGATATTACAAAAGATAGTGCTTTTAATGATGAAGGAACAACATTAGAAATATTATATTTATTTTATTATTTAAATGAATTAGCAAGTAAAAATGAAGGGCGTGTTTTTAGCATTATTGGTAATCACGAAATAATGAATGTTGAAGCTGATTTTCGTTATGTAAGTTTAAAAGAATTCAAATGTTTTAAAAATCATTTAATAAAAACATATAAAAGAAATTCAAAATATCCATACGCATCAAATACATTAAAGAATAATAGTCATAAATTTAAACATTCTAAAACCAAAAAAAGAAATAAATTTTATGATACTCATGATGCTCATGATGATATTGATGATAACAATAGCAATAATGATGAATTTACACAAGTTCCAGAGGGTTTTAGAGAAAGATTATATGCTTTTTCACCCACTGGAATATGTGCTAATTTAATAGGTTCTAATAGTTATGTTCTTCTACAAATAGGGAATTGGTTATTTTGTCATGGTAGTCCTGTATTGGAAACAATGGAAACATATACAATGGATTTAGTAAATAATATTGTATCAATGTATTTATTAGGTATAGATAATAAAAATAAATATATAGAACAACATTATAATAATCTTACTAAAACACATAATAATAGTGTATTATGGAACCGCGAATTTGGAGATACGCATATTGATAATGAAAAAGAAAAACAATTATTAACTAAACTTAATATTATTTTAAATAAATATAATAATAAAAATAGTGTTTATAATAAAGCCACTCATATAGCAATAGGACATACTACTCAATATTCTTCAAATAAAGGTATAAATTCAATATGTAATAACCGTGTATGGAGATGTGATGTTGGTATGTCTAGAGCCTTTGGTAGTAGAGAAAGCGGGTCTCATAGAAATCCACAAGTTTTAGAAATATTAAATTATAATGGTGTAGAACAAATAAATATTTTGAAATAAAGATTAAATAGAAATAAAGATTAAACTAAAGATTAAACTAAAGATTAAAATAAAGATAAAAAATAAAGATAAAAAATAAAGATAAAATAAAAAATTAAAATATAATTAGATTATAAATAATAAAATATAATTACATTATAGATAATAAAATATAATTACATTATAACTATGTCTAAACTTAACATTACTTCATTAAAAGATAATAATGGTGATATGAATATGGGATATTGTCCTTATATGGATATTAGTGCACAAAAAGGAACCTATAAAACATTAACTGATGGTTTAGTTATGCCAGAAAAGCGTGATTTTGATACTAATACTGCTATACCTGAAAGTGCTCCTAATGGTGGTTTATATAGAGGTCCTCAATCTACAGAACCTTGGGCAAATATTCCTATTACACCTTCAGGAACGAATTTAATTCATAATAATTTAAGAAGTGCTAATCCCCCACCAGGAGCAACTGAACAATATATTGGAACTGACCGTTTAGGTAATAATTATAATCCTATGATAGGTGTTTATTGGTATAATCCTGAAGATAAGCACGGTATGTATAGAATGACTGTTACTAAAAAAGAAGATATGAAACAATATTAAACTATGAAACACAAAACACAAAACACAAAACACAAAACACTAGTATTCAATACAATTTTTAAAGTTTTACATTTTAAATTTTTACATTTATATTCTATTTTAAGCGTTTTATTTTTTTATTTTTAATATATTATTTTTTTAGTAAAATATAAACTATAAATAAATTATAAATATAAATA